TATATATATAATAAAAAATAAGGCCTTATAGGCCAAATATGGGCTCCGGGTCAAATATTTTAAATAAAAAAATTTTTTAATTTTATTTAGTCTAAAAATTAATAAATTTCCGTTTTGTAATAAATTTTTACCGGATATAAAGCCGCAATTCTACAAGGCTTTAAGCGAATTCCCAGCCGTAATTTTCCCGGAAAAGGCCCCGAGAGAACACTGGATTTTCTACAGCGCTGTTCCCGTACCGTTTTTCAGTTTATCACATAACCAAATTCCCGGCACAGTTCAGTTCAGAAGCTGCCATAGAACCATAACTAAACTTGAATTGTTCCTGCCCGATTCTGGCACAATACTGTAAATCTACAAAGATTCACTAAAATTCCTACCCAGCGATTCTGCGGAAATGGGTCCGAGAGAACACCAGATAGGAATTGTAATATTAAGATTATCAAATTTCAGTGTTATGTCTGTTCCACCACTGCTTCCATTCCTCTGGAGTAAGTCCGGTGAATATCACCAGACTTACAGATATTAAAATAAACCAAACCATATTATTACCAGTTTAAAATTAAGTCCTTAGTTACTGGAGAGATTGTAGAGGCAACCGGTTCTTCTAGGCAGATGAAATTATTCACATAACCTGTGTGGAACCAAGTCCATGCCACATCAATCGCATTTCCAACACTATCTCCAATCGCACAACAAGCTGCATATCTATTTGATTTGAACTTGTATTGCATCCAATCGGCAACTTCCGTGTTATCTGGGCAGAATTCTTTCTGTAAATCTTCTTCACTGTAATAATCACGCGCAGCACCCAATATTTTGCCGAGAGCTTTATGGAATAAATTGCTGTAGCTTTCAAGGCAAAGAACTGGTTTCTGTTGAGTAATATCCAGCATTTCTTGCGCGATTCTTAGTGTTTCATTCTAGTGCTGGATAAAGGCCATAATTCTAGTATTAGTATAGAAAAAGTATGAAACCTGAGGTTCTTCAGCATTTATGTAGTGCATATTATAACACCAAGTACCATCCTGATATGTTTCTGTAATAATATGCTCAGATTCCATTTCCTCTTCAGCTTTAAGCAGGCCATATTCATAATAGAAACTACCGTCATTCTTTGGTTTGCGGTCGGTATAAACGCTGATTGTATCATCACTGACTGCTTGCCAAAATGAACCGTATGAAAAACCCGAATTTCCACCGAAGTATTCTGCCAAAAACTCGGCAACGTTCAACTCCAATTCTGTCTTACCACTGTTTAAATTTTGCTGTTTCATAACTTTAATATTTTAATTGTCTATTATTTTATTTTTATATTGCAAAGATAATAATAATATTTGAAATAAAAAAATATTTTATCCATTAATTTATAATTTATTTTTTAATATAATAAATTGATATATTATTTATTTATTTAATTATAGATTGACATATTATTTGATGATTTAATTATAAACCATAATATATAATTTATTATTAATAATTTTTAACTTGAAAAATTTTTTTATTTCAAATATTTTATTATACGCGTGTACATTATTTATATATAGGTTATTAGACACAGCAATTATACGGCGAATATAGTTCACTGCACTGTAGCAGTATAGTAAAAAAATAGCAATAACCGTGTAGCGATATAGCAGCGTTTCACTATCACTAACGGCAATGTACCAGAGCTATACCTCCAGTGCGCTGAAATTCTACAAAAGTTCATAAAAATTCCCGCTGACCAAATCTAAGAAATAGCCAGCGAGAGAACACTGGATTGGCTTTAAGGTTTTTATCGTACCATTTTCCAATCGTCACACACCCAACTACCTTTTGAACCATCGACAGCCAATGGACATGTGAGATAGTCACTACAGTTTATACATGAGTTTCTATCCTCAGGTAAGCACTTTCTAAACGCTCTGTTTGTTACCATAATCTTATTTATTTCTATGTTGCAAATTTTCTGTCATTTCTTGTATTGCCCAGTTAGCACCTTGTCTAAAAGCTTCTGCTATCAAAGGATGGTCATCAAGAGTGCCACAAGTTCTTGACAAGATTTTTTACTTTTGCTGCAGTCATTTTATCCATAATTCTATCTGTTTAAATATGGTTCCAGCATAATGTCGTAAGCCGCGGAAACGACATCCAGAATATCATCTGTAAAACCTTGAATGCCGTTCCACTCAAGCCAGTTCTTGACTTTCTGACGTGGTGACATCTCAGCTATTTCCATGTGAAAAAATTCGCAATCACTGAAAAGGCAATTTTGCAATAATTTCTTTTGGTATTTATGTGTAGTCTCAAGCTGATTCTCCATTGAGGCAGCGCATCTGTCTACAAGGCTCAAATTGTCGTCAGGAAGACAAGAGTCTTTAATAATTTCCTCTTTAGCAATTTCAGTGAGTGCATACTCGCTGAATTTTGTTGCTAAATTCTGATGTTCTTGTTTAACGTTCTTGACAAGATTTTTTTACTTTTGCTGCAGCCATTTTATCCATAATCAATTAAAGCTATAAAGTGAAACATTACCACCACACTCACTAACCTGGTATACATAATCAGGTACAAACACAGATTTACCATCAGGTGTTACAAGAGGCACGTTGTTATAAACAGCTAAAAAATCTTGAGATTCAAGAATTGTTAGAGGTTTAAGTCCATTTGGGCTTACAATTATACCATCACCAAAGTTATCTACCAAAAATACGCCAGGATTTTGGCCTTTGTACAAGGTAACAACCATGAAATTCTCAGACGTAATGTTAGAAAGAGACAAGCTCTTAATCAAATCAGTTGCTTTCATAATTTTGCAATTTTAATTGTTAAACTTATTATGTTTTATCTGAGTGCAAAAGTACTAATAATTTTTCAAATAAAAAAATTTTTTTAGTTAACAGTAGTTAATAGTTTTATCTTTAACCACTGTTAACACTTACTTATATATAATATATAATAGGTACGTGCGGGCGCACGCGTATAGGGTGATAACATAGTGCTGTAACAGTGTAATATGTTATATAAGTCTCGGCACTGTAGCAGTATTAGTTGAAAACCAGTTCCTAGAACCGGTATGTTATAGGTTTATAGTAATTTAAATCTCACCAATTCTCAGAACCAGTGTGTAAATCTACAAAAATCTACAAAAATTCCTACCTGGCATTTTCCTGGAAAAGGTCCCGAGAGAACACCAGATAGGAAATCAGCTTTTACCGAAACAATTTTCATATTCGTTTATCTTGCAAACAGGAAGCAAATCTCTACAGCGAGAAGTATTATGGTATCTATACTCAACCCAATATGCATCTCCGATAGGTTCTAAATCTTGAAGTTTGTTTCTTTCTTCATAACCAGTTTTTAAATCAAAAACTCTCACGTGTGCTTTTTTATTTGGAAGAATGATGAATTCAAATATGAATTGACCAGCAATTTTCTTTCGCTCAGCTGCTGATATTTTAACTTCTACCATATCTGTGCCAGCAATAGGTTCTGGGTCAGATATAAATCTGAAATTGCCAAACAGAGTTTTAAACTCTTCTGCTTCTTCAATATTATCAGGGTCAATAGGCTCTTCTCCATCTCTTAAATAGTAAAAAGAATCACCAGTTAGTTGAATTATTTCGGTCTTAATCATTTTGGTCTTTTACATTTTTACATTGCTCTGGTCTTTTATACCGTTTGTAGTAACCTGGCCTAGCTGCAATCCAAGCTTTATGGTAGGCTCTCAGTTTTTCTCTGTTTTTTGCATAATAGTTTCTATTATACTCAGAACGCTTTAGCTTCTTTTCTGTAGAAATTGCAGCTCTATAAGCGGCCCATTTTTCTGGATGAGCTTTTCTATAAGCTTTATTATAAGCCAGTATTTTTTCTCTATTCGCTATATAATACGCTCGCATTCTAGCTTTGTTATATTCTGTTGATGCCATGATATTTCTCTATGTTTTAACTTGTACCTAATTATATATATATAGCTTAATATCAACGATATCGTTGAATGTTAAATTTTTGATAGTCTTATTTCCAATTTTAAGATTATGCCTTTGTCGTTTTTCCATAAGGATTGTCTTTTATAACTCTATCATAAAGCTTTTTAAACCAGAATGGGTTATATTTCAATAAATCACCATAGGTTCTGATATTGTTATAACCGACAAGCCTTGAAGCGTAAATTACTTCTCTATCGGCTAATCTCCGTCTAGCCTCATACCATCTATGAATAGCTCTGTCAACACACTCTAGAAAATAAGCACTGAGCTCAGAATCACGCTCTTCAAGAATTTGCTGCTCAGTTCCCTGTTTAAAATAGTATGGCACATTTGGTGTTACCCAATACGTGAGAATTTCGCCTGATTCTGGATGTGTTTTATACAAAAATCCAGGATTTGCAACAAATGTCCATGGCCATTTAAGCTTTGCTAATTTAATAGCTTTTGGAATAGCTGGAGACAAAAGTCTAGCAATTCTTGAATTGATGTAACTATCATAGCGTTTGATGAGTTGGCGTAAATTATTAGTAAGTTCTTCTACAAGTACTTTTTTATCCCATCTTGTTAATTCTTCTGCTAAAGGAAGAACTTTTTGGTTAAACGCCATTCTGTTTATTGCGACTTTCTCAAGCTCTTTTTTCGCTTGACGCTTCGCCATACCATCTTTGATGCGACGACTAATCACCAATCTACGCTCAGCATCATCGAGTTCTGGAATCAACTCACTATCATGCTTAGAGCTATTAGCGAATTCTACGCCATTTTCTCCTCCTATTGAAAAGATAACACTATCAGACGTCTCTCGTTCAACTTTGCCATCTTTATATTTTAGAGTTGATTTATCATAGAATTTATCACCATCCATAGATGCAATAGAGAAATCAGAATTTTCATTGTCATCTGGATTTGCAGCAGCTTCGATTTCAGCTTTTGCTAAATCTTCATCTTCTGACTGAATATCTGCTAGCATTTTAGCAAAATCTGACTCTGAATATTCCATTACAGAAGCTTCTTCTTTTGAAGGAGCTTCTGTATTACGCATATCGCACAAAGCTTGGTCAATAAGCGCATTTAATTCAAAATTATCCATTTTACATGATTTTTAAATTTGTTACAAACAATGAACTGAAAACATTTCTTGCAATGTGCGGTTGGAGCATAAACAAATATGCTATAGCAAGCAATAATCTAGCAACTATGTGAAGAATCCAAGCAGCTAAATATACTGGAAAATATACAATTCCGACGATAAGCCATGTTAAAAATAACATCCAGCCTTTAAATTTAATTGGTATTTTCATAACTTTAACTCGTTTATTAAATAGTCTTTAATATGTTTTGGATATACATTTGTTTTTGGCAAATATATATGTAAGTCCTGAGCAAAATGATAATAGTCTCCGACCATAGCACCAATTCTAGAAGCAACATATTTCTGTAACTGAGAAAAGCAATATTGGTCATTACAAAAACCGAATATCAAATCATTACTTCTCATCAAAACAGTCATGTTGAGAATTTTTTCTCCATTTGGATATACAAGTACCTTAAAGCCAATATTCAAAGTGCAAGGAGTGTCAAATTCATAGTCATCCATTTCCTTACCATCATAAAGTGTAAGCCATGCTTGACGAGTATGTGAATCACATTCAAGTTTTTTAATTATTTTCTGTAACTGTTGATTGCGATTCCACAGCCAGCCATAATTAGAATTGACTTGACAATCACCTCCATGCATGTGTTTCCAAATAGGAGCATGCTTTTGAAGCTCTGATACATCTCTTGAATGAGATAAGTACCAATTCCACTCTCTTTCTGCATATTTAGGATTCCATTCTCGCCATTTTTCAGTGATATGGTTGTACTCTGGATATGCTATATAAAAACCAACATTTTGCAGTCTTATAGTATCATTACCGGGCATTTCACCACATCCAACTATACGTTGAACTAAAATACTAAATGCTTGATTGGCATTCTCATATACCCAGTTATTATCTGCCTGAGTAATATATGGATAAGAAAGTTCTAACGGTTGTTCCATGATTATATCTTTTGCATTTTAAAAAGTTCTTCTTCGGCTTCTTCATTCAAAGCTCGGCATATTTCTTCAGCCTCTTCATAAGTTAATTCTGTATATGGGTCTCCGTCTTCATCTTCTGCTTGCTCTCCTGTTATAAGAACAATCCTATATATGGAATTAACTCTTTCATCTATAAAAGCATTGGCTGCATCAACAGCTTGTGAGCATATATGCCAAACAGCTTCGTCTTTAATAAAACCTAAATCGAATTTATCTGTGCATATCTGTATATAAAAAGTTCTCAGAATTTTTGGCGCAAATAAACCTTTGCTATCCATATCCTTATATTCATGCAACCATCTACCAAAGCCATTATGCTCTTTGAACTTTTTGGCATAATGTTCCACAAATTTTAAGAATATTGGGTTTTTTACTACCTCTGGTACTTTCTTCATAATCAGATGTTTATAAATAGATAGAACTCCTCTTTTTATCCCAGAGCAAACGAAACTTATAACATAATAACTTATATATTATAAATATTTCGTTAACTCTGGGAATTATAGAGGGTGTTACTGGGATAAATTATTACTCTTCAGAAGTAGAGTTAAATCCACCATTTCGTTCACTTTTTTTCGCCAGAATAGCAGCCTTTACAACTTCTGGAGAAGACTCGCAGATGTCAGCGTATGATACAGGGACCAAAATAAACTGAGCAATCTTCTGACCACGCTCAATCCATACAGGGTTTTTGCCAACATTGATTATGTGAATGTGGATTTCACCTGGATAGTCTTCATCGATGATAGAAGCACCGATAATGACACAACTTGATATAGTTGTATCTTGACCTGTAATCTTCATCTCAGTCTCGCAATCGAGTTTAGCATTTCTTGATGGACAAACACCAGACTTGTTAGCAGCCATGAGCATATATCCATCTGGAATAAGAGCCGAAATACCTGATGGAATCAGTACATCTTCACGTGGTTCCAACATTTGGCCTGAGAAGTCCTCCGGTACAAAGAAATCAATACCAGCTGACTTAGTTGTTCCACGCACTGGAGTTTTAACCTTTCTTACTTTTGCAATCTGCATTACTGAGTTCATAATCTTAAATTTTTAATATGTGAATAACTAAATTATTTATATGCGCAAAATTACATAAAATTTTTCATATAGAGAAATTTTTTACGTTAACAGTAGTTAAAGTTAACAAGCCTTAACTACTGTTATATTTTAGAGCAAATCATCTATATCACCAGGATTTGGGTCTATAGAAGCTGGCTCTGAGTTCTTTGGAACTTTAATATCGCCAGGCTTACGCTTGAGAATCCACAGAGTGTTACGAGCTGCATCCGGGAACATTGGAGCCATGATATTCGCCATAAGATTTGAATCGTAATAGCGGCTCAGTTCTTTAAACATCTGCTTCTGCCAATCGTTCATAAGAGGCTTGTAGTCTTTTTGTGAAGCAAATGTGCCGAACTTATCTACTATATCAAAATGCTTTTTGAGAATAGCTTCAAGCTCATAATGGTCAAACTCTTGAACATCTACACCTCTTCCATCTCCAGAATCATAAGTATGATTACCAGCAGCGCCAACACGAGGGTCGTAATTTGGAGTAGAAAGATAATAAATTGCATCATCTCGTCCACACGCTTTAAAATTCTCCAGAAAAACATCCGCATTCTGTTTGCCAACATGCTCAAGAACCTCAAAAGCACACACCTTATTGCCATTAAACTGACTGTAATCAAGATAAGGCTTAACAAGGTCAGCTTCATAGAATTTTGCCCAAGGAACTGATGCAAATCTAGCTGCATCGTCAGCAATAGTTTTGTGTCGAATATCTATACCGACGTAACTGTTACACTTAAACTTATTTCTGTAGAATACTTCAAGCAAATTAGCTTGACCACATCCGAAATCTACTACATCATCGCCGATTTTAGCATCTTTTAAGATATGTGTCCATCTCAAATAATGAGCGAACTGGTCTCTGTGATAAATGTGGCGCTCCATAGCTTGGTCTGGAGATAAATCTGTTGTATTATAATTCTTTGCCATGATTACATTAAATCTTCTTGTGAATTTTCAGCTTCTTCTTGTGAATTTTCAGCTTCTTCTTGTGAATTTTCAGCTTCTTGTTTGTTAACACCATCATAGGTGTCGGCTTCAGAAACAGGGTTAAATTTGCGTTGTTTTTTGCCTACTTCGATTGAAAGTTTCCAATATTTAGAATACTCACACAACCAACCTTCTATATTGTTAATAGTGAGGTTAAATTCGCTAGATGGTTCATAGCCTCCAGTTTCAGCATTAAACTTAGCATATACCATTGGTTCTCCATGAGCTTCAGCAACTTCATTGAGTTTCTCTTCAGCCATAGCGAGAAGTTCCTTCATACCTGCTACACGCTGAGAGTTAATAACTCTATTAGGGAACAAAATACGCAATCCAAGAAGTGAACCAGGACCAACATTCGTAAGCTCATTTACATTAAACGGTATAAAATCCTCTTTTGAGAATCTGTTAATGTAAATCATGTCCTGCATCAACTCATTGGCGATAAATTTCTGAACTCCAGGAATCGTAGATAAAACATCTATGATGTCTTTTGTAGATTCTGCGATGAGAACTGTATCGATGATAATATCAATAGCTCCCCACAATTCAGATAACGTAGTATCAGCGTAAGCTTCTGCTCTATTTTTACCAGTCTTAGCAGCAAAAGATGAACTAATAATATAAGCATCGGTAAAAGGCTTAGCGCCCATATTCTGAAGTGTTTTTGCGATTGTTATAAATTTAGGCTGCTGGTCCTTAAACTTTTCGTAATCAGGAATTCCGCCTTTCCAATCTGTAACAGAAGCCAAGAACTCGAAAAAGTCTGGAGAATTAAACAATCTGTAAACAATGCACTTCCAAACCTTATTCTTAAGTGACAGACTATCATCCATAATGATGTTAGAAATAAGCCACCAAGAACTGCGATCGAGCTCACGATACAAATTAGGAAATTTATTTTCCTGGAAAATAGGGTCATCTGTCCACGGAGCTTGGATTTTATCAATAAATCGGCGTTTCCAAATCATTTGTCGCTCATACATAGTCTCATAGAACATTTGTAAGTTCTCTTCACTTATGCTGAGATTTCTATCTGGCAAATGCTTAAAATACTCGTGATTATCAGCTAGCGGATTTGCTGAATTTTTACGAGCGTAATGCTGTACAGGGTCACCTGGATTTTTGCGTGGACGACCTCTACCACGTTTTACTGGCTGAATAACTTCTTCTACCATAATACTGTGTTTTTAATAATTGTTTATCTCTTTATCTGTTTTTGCTTCAATGTAATTATTCAGAGCTCCTATATATGCTACAGCATCAAGGAGATTATCCTCTCTGTGCGAATAGGCTTCTCTTGAAAGTTTAAGAGCAACCATAGCTCTGTACATACCTTCAACTGAAATTTTTTCATTATCAGGTGAACTGGCGTTGTAAATATCTGTAGCTCTCTTCATGCTTTCGCTGAATGGACCATACATGCGTTCTTTTTCTTCTGAACGATGGTTGACAATATTGTCTGCTCTTTCCAAGATATTCATAATTTCTATTTTTTATGTTACAAAATTAATAATAATATTCGAATTAAAAAAATATTTTAAATTTTATTAGTTCATTTAATAAGCTTAAATTATATTTTAAATATTTTTTAAATAGTTGTCAATTTTAGCTTTTATGCTGTTCATCAAACTCATTTGCACTTTGTCTTTATTTCTTAATGCTAATATTACATCTTCATCATGAGTTTGGGCCATACACAGATGATGAATAATAACACCACCACGCTTTTGACCCTGACGATAAAGTCTAGCATTAAATTGCTGATACAACTCGAGTGACCACGTTAAACCATACCATACGATTATGTTGCCTCCAGCTTGAAGATTAAGACCGTGGCCAGCTGAAGCAGGATGAGCTAGCATAAGTTGAACTTTGCCAGCATTCCAATCCTGTATATCTTTGGCCGTTTTTAATTCTCTCGGCTTGTATTTGCTAAGATAACTCATTATACGGTCTCTATCAAATTGGTATGTCCACGCAACGAGAACTGGTTTTCCGCATGCTTCTTCAATTATCTCTTCTAGAGCTTCTAGCTTAATATCGTGTATAGGATATACGTTTTTATCCTCATCGTATATAGCACCGTTTGCAAATTGAAGAAGCTTATTAGATAAGCCAGCCGCATTTAAAGCTGTGATTTCAACCTCATTATCTGTGCTGATAAGTTTCATAACATTGTCTTTTTCAAATTTATGATATGCTTCCAATAAGTCTTTTGGCATTTTGAGTTTGACAATATTATTTGTAAGCATTGGCATATTAATATAATCTTGTGCCTGCATACTTATGCATATATCTCCTATTTTATTTCGTATCGCCTGTTCTGCACCTCCTTGTAAATTATAATTATAAACTACATAACCGTTAGACCTGCCTGGAGTAAAATATGTACTTCTGTATTTTGTAATAGTTTTGCCGAGTCGCTCTCCTCTGTCCATGAGATAAATCTGTGGCCATAAATCTATTAAGCCATTTGGGGCAGGTGTTCCAGTCAAACCAACTACTCGCTTTATCCACGGCCTGGCTAATCTTAAAGCTTTAAATCGTTGAGACTGGTGATTTTTAAAGCTACTCAGCTCATCAATTACAAGCATATCGTATGGCAAATTTGAAGCACATATACCACAAAGCCAAGCTATATTATCGCGAGAAATTATGTGAATATCGGCTTTTTTATGAAAAGCCTCTAATCTTTGTCTTTCTGTTCCGACGATTTTAGAAAATGTTAAATGCTGTAAATGCTCCCAGTTTTGTGCTTCTTCTGCCCAAACAGTTTCAGCTACTCGCTTAGGTGCTATTACTAAAACCGAATTTACTTCAAGGTAATCGTACATTAACTTCTCTACTGCTGTTAAAGTTGAGACTGTTTTACCTAGTCCCATCTCCAGAAATAAACCGCAGTAATTATGAGTAATTATATGCTCGACTGCTTTTTTCTGATATTCGTGTAAATCTGTTTCTTTTAGCATAATAATTTACGTACTTCATCATTTATAAAATGCCACAAATCATCATATGGACCTTCTTTCAAAAGTCCAGCTCTCATAAGCATATTAAAGCACTTGTGACATATTGGAAAACATTCATCGAAGTTCTCATATAAGTCATTCGATTTATTGCAAAGACAACATTTCTTCATTCTAACATTATGTTTTCTATTAATTCAACTACTTGCTCTACAGTATCAATTACTTCAACTCTAAAACCGAGTTTGCGTAGCTTGTCGTGCATTGCTAATTGAAGTGGCCGTGGCTTCTGATTTGTGGTTTTAAGCTCTACAAATATAACTTTTGCAGGCTTAAATAAACACATTCTATCAGGCAATCCATTTATATGGAAACTTAATAGCTTTATGCACATACCGCCATTCAATTTGCAAAGTTCAGCGAGCTTTCGTTCAACTACTTTTTCACTTTCTTTCATGAAATCCAGCACCTCCTACTGAAGAACATTTTTCTTCTTCTACGTAGTCCCACTCAATATCTTTGTCTATATCCGGCGTATAAAGTCTATCTTTGTAAGACTTGAATACAGTTTTTTTAAAACTTTCAAACGATAGGGCTCCATTAGGTCTTCCAACAACTGTATCAATATTGCCGAGTTTATATGATACCCATTCACCGTTTTTAAAATGGAGTTTCATGCCCTTTATTATACGGTGAGTTTTAGTTTTTAGGTCATTTTTAAACTTATATTTTTTATAGTTTGGCTTGTTAGAATCACTTTTCATGAGATTCACTTTAGCTTTTGCCTCTCTAATTTCCTGTACTCGTTTAGCCCGAGTTTCTGCAACGCTAAATGCGCTTTTTAGTTTTCTTGCTAAATCTTTTTTAGTATTCTCTTCCATAATCTTTAGTATAAATCACCTAACATTGCTTTAATCTCATTATTCGTAGGTTTGTCACCTAAAAGTTCTTCAAGTTCTCTTGTAGCTTTTACTACAGGGTCTTCTTGTATTGGCTTTATGCGTTTATAATATTTTTGTTTGCCATAAATCTTACCGAATGATTTTCTTTTAGAACCAACATATTCCCAACCAGGAAGAGCTTTCATTATGTTGTTTATCTCACGCGTACTATAAGAATTAAAATTCTTACGTTCTTCACCTAAGCATTCACACCATATTTCATAAGAACAAACAAATTTCTTGTACTCTGTTCCCTTTTCAGCTATTGGGTCATTTAGCCATTGCAGACGTTCAAATAAATCTTTCTTGTCCCAACTTTGAGGAAACTTTGTATTAAGATATTCTTCGATTATTCCAGCTCTGTCATCAGTTACAGAATGACTTTGTTGGCTCTTTTTTGCAAGTTCGTTTTCTTCTTCTGAGAAATATAGCTTTTCTCCATTTTGATATAGTTGAACAGCTTCGGCCCAAATTTGGTCTATAATATCATCAGTTAAGTCTTTAGCAACTATTTTCGTTGCAAACTTAGGACGAACTTCTATAGGATTGAACCGTCGATTACCTGTGGAATCACGTAAAAACTCCATGTCATTCGTAGTTCCAAAGAATATGCATTGACGTTTATAAGTTTCTACTGTTCTTCCATAAGCAGGTCTGAACATATCTTCTGTTTTAGTTATAAACTGCTTTACAGTTTCAACTTCGGCTTTCTTTAAGCCAGATAACTCAGCCATTTCAATGAGCCATGCTCCTTGTAATTGCTCATAAGCCTCTTTTCCTTGAAAAGTATTAAATGAATCGCTAAACCAATCCTTTCCAAGTTTGCGTATAAATGTAGATTTATATGTTGCTTGAGCTCCTACGAGTACAAGAACCATATCATATTTAACTCCTGGGTTGAATATTCTAGCTACTGCGGCACACAAAGCTTTACGAATAGAAGCCCTTGTATATATAGTATCTTCAGCACCAAAATAATCGATAAGAAGTGTATCAACTCTATTTATACCGTCCCATGAAAGAGATTTTAAATAGTCTCTTACTGGGTGAAATGATTTCTTCTGAGCAGCAAGTATAACAGCATCATCTATTTTTGACACTGATACCATGTTGTACACACATTCTATGTAGTTACGAATACCAGAATAGTCTACATTTTTTACTGGTTCAGGAGAATCTACCTTACGCCAAGGCATAGACCTCATGATGTACGTTTTACTATCGAATTCATTTAGTCTAAATGCGTTTCTGAGATATTTGTCATTTTGCAAAACAAGATTAAGATTGTTAGAATCACTATCGTATTCGCCTTTCTTATTGGCTTTTAGTTGTGAAATCCACGAGTCATCATAAGAATCGTCATCAGCTATTTCTTCGTTAGCAAAATCTAGTCCATCAAAGTCTAATTTTGCATGCTCTAAATTCTCTTCAGCTATTTTCTTTTTGACCTCGGCACAAGTTGTAGCAAATTCTTCCATCTTCTGCTGAGATACCTTTGAATCAGGTCCTTTGTCAAGATGTCCAAACTTATGTATTCTGACCAAATCAAATGCATTACACAATCTTCCACCTGCTGGGTCTGTTCCATGATGTGAAAAAGCGAATTTGTCATTATAAACTATAAGACCGCCTGTTGTAGAACCTAATTTATAGGTATAACGGTCTTCGCCTGCTTCTTCGTATATATCACTAAGAAATGTGCTAATAGCATCTTGAATTGAATACGTTCTACAGAATGTTCCAACTATGCCTGATTTTTCTTCAGGGTCTTCTTGCTTTTTAATATCTGATAGTAGGCCTTCTGATATTTTACTACTAGATGGCCATTCAGATGTATTCCTCCAATCATCGTATGTTTCAAGAACTGCATCAGCATCGAGCCATTCTCCATCTTGATATTCGAAATAATATTCCACATCAGATGATACACTTGGCCAAAACATAAGTCTTTCTGGCTCAAATGTGGATTGGTCGAACAGTTCTATGTTTAAATTACCGGCTATACGTCTAGATATAGCCTGATATTCGTCCACAGATACTTCTCGATTAATAGGTATAAGTAATCTGTGTCGAGGTTTATCCTGTGTGGATTTATGTGTTGAATAGATTGCTGCTGCGCATCCATATTGTAACGTAAAATCCCACCAAAAATCAGCATAAGAAAAATCTACATCAAGACAAATCAATTGTCTATATAATACAGATGATTTCTTACGTGTACCCTTATCTAGATAGCCACCAACAAAACCACCTACATCTTTAATTTTAAACTGGTCAGCTTTATTGGCAGCCATGAATTGAGCATGAGTTTCGTTAGTAACTACAGGCTTAGAAAGCTTATCGACTAATTTGCTCCATTTTGCTTTCTGGTTTTTCCACTTCTTTGTAGAAGCTCTTAAGCCTGTAGCTACATCTATTATGCCATCATAAATCATGGTCCTCTATTTTCCAAGTTATATAAGTATTGATATTGTATTAATAGTAGACTGAATTGCGCTATAGCAATTTACGAAATTAACCATCTGCCATTAAACTAATTCATAGCCTTTCTTTCCCATTCTATTTAAATATTTTTATGAACTACGGCTTTACAATCACAGTAATCACATTTTGCATTCATAGGCTTTAATCTTTGCGATAGTAGTCAGTTATATATCCATCAGCACGAAGAGGTAAATCTGAAGCCCAATCTGGAGGAGTTGACATGATACGTACCATAAGGTCATATCTGTCTTTTTCATTTCCATCTTTAGGAATTTCAGCTATCATTTCATCGTGTACGTGGAAATCTACTTTGAATCCAGCTTTCTCTACCTGCATAAGAGAATATCCAAGTAAATCACGAGCTATAGCTTGCACCATATTCTCGCAAAGCTTTCCACCATAAGTGTCCATTTCACCCCACTGACCAGTAGTCTGAATCTGTCCTTCATACATAAGAACCTGAATTGGACAAGTAGAACGACCAATAGTTTTATTCTTAAAGTGAGGATGAACATAAAACAGCTGTCTACCAGATGGCAGTCTTGCAGTAAGATATTCTCCATCACAATCGAAAATAATATTGCGACAAGTACATCTAACTGGTCTTTGATACTTAACTGCTTCATGAGCTGCTTTTTCAAGTTCATGCCAAAGAGCAACAATCTTAGGATTTGCAGCTCTCCACTTTTTAACCATGTCTGTCATTTCTGAATCAGTAAGTCCCATCTTTTCGCCGCCCATTCTTTCAAGAGCACCAAGCGCACCACCATATCCTAATGCCAATTCAGATATTTTACTCTTATCACGTAGAACAGAACCTTTAGTAATAGCTGAAATTGGCACGCCAAACATTTTAGAACCAGTGGCTTCGTAAATCTTACCGTCTCCATGGAATACATCCATTCGCCATTTTTCATTGGCAAGCCATGAAACTACTCGAGCCTCAATCGCCGAAAAGTCTGCTACTGAGAATGTATATCCTACTGGAGCTATAAGCGCCGTACGAACTAACTGTGATAAAACATCAGCCACGTTACCATATATCATGTCGCAAGCTTCCCAATCACGCTTACGAATGAGTTCACGTGGTGTATCAATGTCATCAAAGTGATTCTTACTGAGGTTTTGCAATTGTAAAAGTCTACCAGCCCAACGGCCTGTTCTATTTGCTCCATAAAACTGAAAGGTACCACGAACACGGTCATCTGGAGTAGCGCATGAAATCATCTTGTAATATTTCTTTACAGATGTTTTACTTAGCTTCTGGTAAATATCAAGAGCTTCAAGTACTTCTGGATAGTCTTTAACTTTTTCAAGAACTGTAGGCATTTCAACTTTTGTAAGCGATTCTATCGCGATACCTGTTCTTGCTTTTATCCACTTTTTAATCTGGAGAGGTGATTTTGGATTTTCAAGATGAGTTATACTCTTAGCACGGTCCATAAGATATTTAGAGTACATCAAATCACAATAAATTGCAGATTCTGCTAACTCTCTATCAATCATAATACCTCTGTCATTGATATTCTGGTCTGTAACATACAGCTGGCGTTCTATTTCTGGAATCTCAAACTTCTCTAATCTACGATATATCTCTCTTTCTGAAAGCACATCATAAATGTTATAAAGTTTGTATTCTGCCCATTTAGCTGGAGCATCTTCTGGCATATTACGTGTACGACCGCCATTGATTTTAGTTGGCTTACATGGACAACTGAAATATTTAATCAAAGCCTTACCAGTTTCAAGTTTTTTATCTTGAAGATTAAGTTGCTTAGATACAGCATCCAATGATAATGGTAAACCACAATAAGCAGCTTTTACGAGTGTACAATACCACTCATCTGTCTCAGTGCGAAGCCCTACTCTATTAAATGCTGTACGTTCAAATACAGCATTGTGTGCAACTTTAAGGCATTTAGGGTCTCTAAGTGCTTCAAGAAATTCTTCTGGCCACTTATCACCTGACGCCAAATCTACCATGACTACGTCGTCATCGCCAAAAGCATATCCACAAATCAATATTTCAAAATCTGGAGATGATATATATTTATAAGCTCCGCTTTCTTTAATATCGACTGACGAATATGTTTCTATATCGATAAATAATTCTCTGTCAAATTCTCTCATTGCAAAGTAGCAAATTCGTTATTCGACTTAATAATATAATCTCTACACTCTTCAGCAGTTCCTTGGAATAAGACCTGCCCAGAATTTTTGTCTATAACTTCCTGTATCATATTCTTATACTTTTTAAAATTAGATAATAGAAGGTAGCAGAGGAATCGAACCTCTGCTGACATAGCATCCAGGTATCAAGGACCTATGTTCTATACCATATACCTTTCGATTTGATAAGAATATAAAAAGGAGACTACATTAAGTCATCATCCCAAGCATTGTCGCCACCGAAATCCTCGTCAGGTGTAGAACCACCGGCGAGCATTTCACCATCTTCAAGCTTCTGTAAGTTCTGAAGACCAGCTGCAATACCTTTGTTACCAGAGGTGTTGAATGCAAACAAGTTAAGAGAGATGCGACCATACACACCAGAGTAGAAATCGTCCTTATCCATGATAGGGTCAAGATTACGGTCTACGATAGTAGGCTTGCGATTCGATGTAGCATTGAGGAAGTAAGAATCTGCAAAGGCATCATCATCTGAGCGCTCTTCATCGCCATCACGAAGTGGCAACTTGATAGTTGAAGGAATCTTGCCATTCTTATCTGCAAGCTTAGACTTACCAACAGTTTTGGCTGCCTCAATAGCCTTCTTAATCTTCTCGATAGTCTTAGTATCACTCTTAGGAATGATTACACAAACCGAGTACTTAGCTGACTCTTCTGGTTGTCCCGTCATTGCTGAAGGCTCAAACACGTGGCAAAAACAAAAACGAACTTTGCCTGTTACTACTTTAGTTGAATTTTCCATAATTATAAATTAAATTTGTTGTATTCTAACTTGATAACTACTATAAGAGCAATTAAACTTACTATTAAACTCACTACTTGAAATCGTTTACTGCATCTTCAGTTCCAAGAGCTGGTCTCTTGTCATCTTCAGATACTAATGTTGGTTTACCTGCAGGCTTTATTATAACATCTGATAATGCTTTGGCAACTGCCTTTTTTCCAAATTGTCTCTCAATAGAAGTGATAGATTTAAGCTTCATATCAAATAAGTCATCTTCAGTTGCAGTTGGGAACTTCTCATAAATGGTATTGCAGATTTTATCCTCGTCGTCAATCCATTTTCTACGAGATACTCCTTCTACAATCTTAAAGCCTGGCCAGTGTTTATTCTCATTTACTGCGAGGTCTAAAGCATAAGCCTTTACAGAATCTGCCCATTCTACTAGCTGTGGGATTCTTGAAAGAACATCTGCAATTTGCTCATCAGATAATAATTCAGGAGAAGCAAAATCATATTTTGCCAATTCTAACTGCTTGTCATAAAGCGTTTTACATCTGTTTTTAACTGCACAGAATCTACACCAATCACCTGATGAAAGTTCACCTTCACCGTTAAAAGCCATTTTAGCTTTCGGCTTGAGCTCGTTGATTGCCCAATTCATAAGCTCCTTCACAGATATACTCCAAGATGATATGCTATTCAGACGTGGTTGAACAATAGTGAGCTTTACAGTCTCAATATTGTATAGCATATCAAATTTTGCCAGCATTCCTAATGCGTAGAGCATTTCCTGTACATTCCACTCGGCTGATACTGGAATTCCCCTACCATACTTAAGGTCAATCACCTCCATAACAGAATCGTTAACAATAGTACAGTCAGCTGAACCAAAGCTTTCTGGTACATACTCTGAAATATCAAGTTTAGATTCAACGAACATTTCTGCAGATGGATTTACAGCCTTAGCAGCTTTATACTCTTCTGCACAGTAGTCAGTATAAACTGGAACCATGTCGAGCATCTCTTCATTGAAGAGCTTATTGCTCATTATAACTTCATACTTATCTGCGAACTCGTCATCAGACATTGTGCCTAAAGCATCATGGCAGATAAATAACTCTGCCAACTCATGAGCCAGTGTACCTTCTTCAGCATAAACTGAAATTGGCTTTGGTGGCATTTTCTCCTCCAAACGAGCAGATGGTGTGCAATTCAACCATCTGTGAGCTCCTGAAGGTGAGAGAAGCGCATGGCTTCTCTCATGATGGTCTTTTCCGTTATTTACTTCCATACTCTTTTTGCTCTTTTATGATTAGGAATACGTGGTTTAATGGACGCATAGATATGTGTCACTCCGTCTGGGAAAGTTTCCTTTCCGAGGAAATAACAGATATAATCTCGTCTAAAGCGTTCTGAGGCTGCCAATAGACGCTTTTCCTGTGACTTACCCATTAAGCAAGAGTGTTAAGATAATCAACCAAAGCCTGATACTTACTTGGGTCAAGCGTTGTAACATTTTTAGCACCAAGCTCTGTAAGCTTAGCTTTAACTTCGTTACGATGAGCAGCAGCTTTAGAAGCAACTACCTTGCGAACATCATCAATTGTAAGAGCTGATGCTGGAGCTGCTGGAGCTGCTGGAGCTGCTGGAGCTGCTGGAGCTGCTGGAGCTGCTGGAGCTGCTGGAGCTGCTGAAATCAACTTACTTACCAAAGTAGAAATAAAACTCTCTGTCTTCTCTGAGAGATGTACGTTAACATCTACTGAAATCTTAATACTGTCCATAATTTAAAAATTTATTTGTTTAACAATTCGCGCTCATGGTCTTTGATAATATCATCAATTTTGTTAATAAATTGACTAATTTCCATAAAGCCTATAGAAGCCGTTGCATTATAGAAATTATCATTCTTATGCCAAATTGATACTGAAAATAGGCCACTTCCAATCATAACCTTGTAGTCACCTTTTGTAAAGATAATTCGCTTATCTTTAGAGATAGCATGCCAGTCAGTATCTTCAACAGTAAAGAGTTCTGAAACTGGAACTTGCAAATAATTTGCTAAAGCACATATCTGCGCAGAATCAAGATAAGTTTCACCTCTTAATACACGCTTAAAACCAAGCTCAGGATATTTGACCATTGGCCATAAGAGATTTGCAACCTCTTGCTCCTGTAAGCCATATTGGCTCATAATTTTGTTTATGTTAAATTTTTCCATATAATTTGAAGTTATGTTCTTTATTATTTTCATTTGCAAAAGTAACAAAAATTCTTCATATAAAAAAATTTTTTGTGTTAAAAGAAGTTAATAAAAAATTCTTTAACTACTGTTAACACTTGAATTTATAAATCTTATATAATGTATATGCGTATGCGCGTAACACAACTCTATATTACTTAAATCTTATAAATTTATCAGATAAGTGGTGTTCACCAAGTAAAAAATATTTACGGAACCATCTAATTTATTGAAAATCAATCACTTATATAAACGTTCACGGAGCACGGACTTTTTCTATAACTTATAAGGTTATTTTTTTAAAAACATATACTACGATTATAGTAGCTATTTCTAAAAATTTCATTTGGACTATATAGACTTTAGGGTAACTTGGGCAACTTTTTATATAAGTGATTGATTTTCAATAATTTAGGAGTGTCCCTATAACGTTCACCAATGGTTCACGAATTGTTAACTTGTTAAATATTTTTACTTCAATTCTATATACTCTATATTGCTGATTGCACAATTTGGATTTTTGCTAACAATATTGAGTTGCAAATTGCGATAACCAAACCATTTAGGATTAAGTTTAATGCCTAAAAACCTTTTTCTTTCTATAGATTTAGTAATTAAAAGCTCATCTTTAGACTGTATGTTTAAATTTGCTGAATCTTTTGTAAAATATCCTGTTACTGAATTCCAGGAATCATGATAGCTAATAGCCTTTACTGTATCTCTGTATATTATAGAATCTCTTAGCTGTGTCTGTATCTTGTATTTGATGATGGTCTCAGGATTTACTACTGCAGTAAGTTTATCAGCTTTAAGCTGTTTAATTAATTTTGCATCATCAGCTCTTAGCCGTTTATATTGCTTTAAAGATAATTCTACATTTGAAATATGAATTGCGTTTAGGCTGTCTGCTACTTTGTATTTATGCAGTGAATCCATACTCACTGATATACTATTCTGGTACGCAATTTCACAAGCCTTATGTTGTTTTCCTTGGTGCCAAATATACAAAAAGGCCGCCAAGAGAAATAGGGATAAAAATTGCAAAAGTATATTGTGAAAGTTTAGTTGTTTCATAATTCTAGCTATAATTAAATAGATTAAGAGAGTGAAATCCACTATATAAAGGTAATAACTTTATAACCTGAATATAGTGGATAACTTCTGTTAAAAATAGGGAATACCTGGGACAATTTTATATATTTTTGTACTCCTCCTTTGCGTTAAAGCAAGGACAGGCTTTATGCACATTAGGCATATCACGATGGCCTACCACTTTAGCATTCGGAAATCTTTGCTTATAACCAGCAACAAGTCCAGCTAGTGCTGCTTTCTGTAGTTCAGTTCTTGTATCTGCTGGCTTTCCATCTTTGTCAAGTCCACCAATATAGCAGATACCGATAGAATCTGAATTGTGACCCTTACAATGAGCACCTGGCTTTGCCTCTGAGCGACCAGGCTCTACTGTGCCATCCAAATCAACTACTACATTATAGCCGATTTCATCAAAGCCACGTTCTCTATGCCATCTGTCTATATCAGATGCATGGAAATCCTGCCCAGCCTTAGTGGCTGAACAGTGAATGATAATATAATTTATTTGTCTCATAATCAAAATACTTTATTGCCTAAACTCCAAAATATTAATGTGTTATTATAGCCTGAAAAATATCACACAGTTTCGTAGTACTTTATACTTGAATTATATCTTGCAAAGGTTTCATATTGCCTGTTATGTTTAGTCCTTCATAACCGCCTATGCCTTTTATAAATATGTTGCCATTAGCTAATATTACTAAAGCATTACGCCTAGTTTCATTAGATGTTCCAATTCCTATCATAAACCTTGGCTCTACGCTTTCAGAAAACTCATAAAAGTTATAAGTTCCCACACCAACTGTATTAGCCGTTTTAACAATAATATTGTTACCATGAGCAAATGAGTTATCTGCATTTACTTGCGTGCTAATTCCACCAGCATGAGAATTAGCGCCTGCGGCTATTGTATTATTACCTTCAGCATGAGAAGCACTACCTGAAGCCACACAATTATAACCTTCTGCGTGAGAAACATTACCTGAGGCTTTACAGCTATCACCTTCAGCATGAGTATTTCCATTTAAGGCTGCTGTATTATTACCTTCAGCATGAGAATTAGTGCCTGTGGCTATTGATCTACTGCCTTCAGCGTGGGAAGCAAAACCAGTAGCTTTGTTACCATTTCCACTTGCTAAGCAATAAGAATTTCCTATAATATTGTCTTTTCCTATTGCTAGTGACAGCATAGCATCTTCACTTTCAGCTCTGTTATCGGTTCCTACACTAGCAACTGTACTTCCTATTAAGATTAATACCTTTAAAACAGGCACAAATTCTTCTAAGTCTAAAGCTTCTTCGAGCCAGTCATTAGAATTTATATCATTGTAGATAATATGAATTTTATTATCTGCCTCAATAGTACTTAAATTAGAAAAATTAATATAATTACCTGGTTCTGAAGCTATATAAAATACTTGGCCATCAGGAATACCCGGATTGGTTGTAGGAATAGCTATACCAGCGTAGGTAGCATTTACGCCCAGATTTGATACTATGTTTTTAAGTACATCTTGTAATATTTGTCCTGTTATTTCTTGGTTGCTATTAGTTTTAATAACTTTCTCTATAGCAGCTTTTAAATTTTCGTAAGCCATAATTTCATCAATTTAATGCTATCCCATATAGTTTGACTATTAAGCGTATAGCCTTTGCTCTATAAACTAAGCAACAACATGAGAATTTTGTCCATAATTTATTATTTTATTTAAAATCATTCTTCTCTCGTTTTGCGTTTCCGAATGATTTATTATCTTGTTTATCAAACTCATTGTTTAATCTGTCTATAATTGGCTTCCAGTAATCTGGCAAAGCTTTCGTAATTTCAAATCTTATTAAATGGTATATAACTCTAAATATAACATTCTTTGGGTATGCTATGATAAGGTTTTTAAAGCCATTGCAGATATAAGCATAATCAAATATATATGTTAAAATTTTTGCTGCAAAAACTGCTTCTTTTTTATCTCCACAGGCATATACAATACAGTATATAGCATATATAATTGTGAAGTATAATGCTAACTCGAATATAGCCTTTTGTGCTTTATTCCATGAAAAATTCTTACACCTCGTTATAGATATGCCATCAGCACGCATTCCACAGAATATATTAAAGCCAAAGCCTATAATAATAGCTATGACGAAGCCCTCTGTTGGAGTAAGTATAGCCAACAGAGAGCTAAAAGCAGAAATAATAATCAACCTAATTTGTTCAAATTCAAAAGTCTTTGCCATTAGATAAAGTCCTCCCAGTTTAATGTTAATGATTTGCCAATAGCATCGCTGGTCCATCTCATAAACTCCATGCCTTCATAGCCATCAGGGTCTGAGGCTACTAACTTAGCATAAGTTACACATTTATCTGCTGTGTCCAAAACAGTCGGATAAAAATCCGCATAAGCCATGTTAGCTGTATATGCTAAATCTCCTCCTGTTTCATTATGCACCGGAGTAAATAGCCCAAGTACACTTCTTAATTGGTCTGTTGTCCAAGAATGCGCATTTCCAGATGCATTAATCATCATCTTACTGACATAATCTGCAAGCTTGTCAGTAAAATGGTAACCATGTTTTTTGACATATTCAAGATAGCCTGGCGCATTCATAAGTGCGTTAGCTGCTCTTGAAAATTTATCTTTAATCTCGATTTTATGCTCTTCATTATCTGATGAATGCATAATTATATATTTAATCTTTTTCATGATAACTTTTCAACAAGTGTTTTAACTAAATCTTTTACTTCTTGAACAGAGCCCTCAACAGCTTTAAGTCTAGTTTCAGTCTCTTGTTCTTTCTTCAAAGCTGGATTAAGAGTAACAAGCAATTCAGGAGTTTTGTCTACTACCATTTGATAATAGTCTCTGTTTGCAAGTTGCCCGAGATACTGAATTGATTACACGTTCAGCAGAGAAGCCTACTTGACCACTGAGTCGGTCTACACCTCCACGTACATCACAAATTGCTCCATTGAGTGCGTTAAAGTCACAATTCAAGTTACCAGCAAGCTGAGTAATAGCGGCTGTATTACCATGAACTGCGTCCATAAGCAGATTGCTATTCTGATTATTTGCCATCTGGTTGCGAAGAGAATCAATCTGAGCCTGAATAGCAGGATTACCATTCTGCTCACCTCCCCACACGCGATTAGCAAACATCATCCAAACTAGGTAGACAAAAGGATTATTCATCCAATTGTTCATACCACCTCCCATAGCAGCCATCATAGCTGCTGGGTCATTGTTCTTAGTAGCGGCCAAAATCACTGCTAAATCATTATCGCGACCATCGGTGCAATAAATCTTTTCGATTGTATCAGCCATAATCTACAAGTTTTAAAAAGTTAAACAATAAGTTATACATGCTGCAACATATTATTCTGTATCATAATCATTGTTATAATCGTTATTAAAATCACCACCACTGTCTTCATGTTTGAAGCCACCAAGATTAGTGATTATATTGTCTACATCAAATTCACAGGTTACTGAAGCTAAATCTCCTTGTTCCTGCCAATCAACTTCCATGTTGAAAGTTATAGCATCATAAGTTTCTCCTTTACAAGTTATCTTTTTTTTGCTGCAGAGACGAATTATCCTCATAGCATCACAAAGATATTCAGGAATAACCGTATTAAACTTATATGTTTTCTTAGAAACTTGGCTTTCAATAAATGAATAGCCTAATCTCTTAGTTGCCTCTTCTTCGAATGAATATTCTGGTTTTCCAAGTTCTGACTTTAACAGTAATATATAATGAAATGTCTTGTCATCTGGAAAAACTGGATATTTCCCTCCTACATATAAATTTCCTTCAGGATTCCAGTATTCAATCTTTATGCAATCACTAACATCATTGGTGTAGCAGAACACTTCTGAGTAGTATATTTCTCCACGTATAGGTATTCCTAAAAAGTATTGACCTTCATAATCGATAACTCCGCTCAATGGAAATATACCTCTGAACCAGACTACCATATAGCCATTAATTTCTTTTAATGTAAGACCTGCATCTTCGAACCTAGTATTAAGGTCTGATATTGGGATAGGTCTATTAGTATTGACATCATACAGTGTCATTTCATGAATTTGGTACTCTACACCCTCTTCTTTAGGTCCTATACAAAAACAAAATGGAGTAATAACATTTGGATTTGTGATAAGAGGAGCAACATGCCCATAAGCAAAACTGCGATAACGGTTTTGCTTATGGAAGTCATCATAGAACTTTAATGGAGATATGCATATTGGATTTGCCATGTTGCTAAATATTTGTAAACAAATTTATTTATATTGCAAATATAATAAAAATTATTTAGAGCCTATAAAAATTAATAAATTTTTAAAATTATTTAACTCTTTAGTCTGGGCTGTACACAAGTGTAGCGCTTATAAGCTGTGTGTCTATATTTATAGATAGTGAATCTATAATTCCAGTTCCGATTGATGTTTTGATAGCTTTATTCAAATCTATCTTTTTGTTTGTTTGAAACTCTATATCTTGTTGCTTAAATTGCTTTAGACCAGTTACCCTATAAGCATCAGCTATTGGAGCTCTCGTATACTTAATATTATATGCTGGCATATCTAGTGTATAATATCTAGCAAGATATAGCCATGAACACAAATAATTTTGTGGTGTAGCACTATATGTATAAATATATTCATCGTCTCTTAAGCCAGAAACAGATACAATAGGAACTTTTCCAGTATTTTTATCAGCCATCATCAAAACAAAGCCATCATTAGAGAATTTATCAGGAGCATACAGCATTAAGTCTATATCTGTCGAAAATACTTCTGAATTAATTTCTTCTATTTTATCAGATTGTGTATATACAGACTTAACGTCTATTTCAATATCATCGAATGTATCAGTAGAATCATCCATCCAATTAAATTCATATCTGGAACTTAAATCATCCTTGTTATAGCTTGTAGCTTCTTGTGCATATAGAATTATTTTTTTGTTAAATTTATCGTATTTGTTAGTCAAATCAAATTGCAAATTTGGATTTGAGTATGATAAGCCATTCATGAAATATGAAATGTGTTCAATTCTCAGTCGGTTATTATCATCTATATACCAATAACATCTAAAACAATCTCTTAGCATGTTCATGACTTGTTCAAATGTTATTTCTGCTTTTTGTGCGGCCTGGTCATAATTACCTTTTAGCACATTTGACTTCGGTGTAATATATGGAATATACCTAGTTCTATATAAATCACCAGGTATAATTTGCATATTTTCGCCATAGAAAAATGCACTATATTCACTAGTAGCCTCAAACTTCACAAGTGGGTCTATTTTATGCAATAATGCTTTTATCACATTTGATAATGAAAAAGCATCTTTTAAAATAAACTGTATTCTAAATTGGCTATCAAAAAATCCCCATGAGTCAGGAATAATTGCCCAAATTGAAGTGTTAGCCCATGTACTTCTGCTTATAGGAACAGGCATGCACTCAGTTTTCGTTGTAATATTTACAAAATTATTTGAAAAATACTCTCCATAATCATTTCTTCCATATTTTGTAGGGTGCTTTACAGTATATCCAGTTTGTTTTATATGCAGTCCTATTACGCCGATACATTTTCTATAATTAACTCTCTCAGATATAAAATCATCTTTTGGTAAATCATATAATGTTATAGTTTGTCCTGTTGATGGCTCTACGGCTGTATCAACATCAGCTAGTATGCGTCCCCAAATTGTATAATTAATCAAACAGTCCCTAAGATTAAAAGCATCAGTATTATCTATTTCCTTTTTAAGCTCATAATTAGCATTAGTGGCTGAACTGAATATTCCATTAAACTTTTTGGCTGAATAACTTGTACAATACACGCTTTTTGATTTAAGATTTGGTGAGCTAGTACTTCCAAATACTCTTTTATCTATAAACCTTATCCAGTATAAAGAATCTTTACTTTCTCCGTGAGTATCTGCAGGATGAACACCAGTAGCAGCATTCAATATATTACCATAAGGCCATGCTGGCGTATTATAACCAGCTTTCTGACTATCTGTTAATGGCTCTAATCGTAATACAAGATTTTTATTTGCGACGTGAACCCATTCACGGCCATTATAACTTTCATCTCTTATATAAGTTCCGGCAAAATAATCAGATTGTTCTTGTTCCACAATTATTTCTTGTTTTGTTAAATTTTCAGTAAAATGGTATTTACTTTTAAGAGCATACTCATCATCTATAATTTCATTGACATCTTGTTCCCAGTATGTTCCGTTAGCATAACATGACACTGAATTAGCTCCTTGAATATAAAACTGATATAATAGACGTTTAGTTAATGTTAATGGTGTTATAGCTGGCGAAAGTTTAATCAAATCATAAGTATTATCATACTTGTTCATAAGTTTTGAATATCTATCTATAGAAGATAACTTCAACTCAATTGAATGCCTTGTATCATCAAGCTTACAATCTGTTTTAGCAAAAGAATTTAAAGCCAATACTAGACCTTCGCTGCTTGTTACCATAAATAGATATTTTGTTTCTAAGCTTTGCGACTTTATGAAATCACAATCAGTACCAAATATTTTAATGGAACCTTCTAGTGAACTTCTAAAAAATACTTGACCAGTTTCCTTTTTATACTTGTTTTCAAGTTTTTTATAGTGTGGTTCTTGCAATTTAAAGCCTGAATAAATCCAAACATGCATAAGCATGCCGTCAATCTCAGTACTAGTCATCTGCGATAATTCTGTTTCAGAAATATCTAAAATAAAATCACATCTAATATATTCAACCTTTTTATGTATGCTCTCATCACTATAAATAAAATATTCAAGGTTATCAGTTTGTATAGTATCATAGCCTAGGTATTTTATGTCTTTGTCATACATAAAAACTCTTATCTGTTTTACACTTGCTATTTCAGGAGCAAACACACTGAAAACAGGAATGCCATTTCTATTATCTGGTCTTAGGTTAGTTAGCCAGGACGTAATACAGTACTTTCCTGCCTCAGTAGTATACTCAAACTCGCCCGTATTTACATTAAACTGTCCGTTTGTAGCTGTTCGCTGTTCTCCTTTAAACAGATAAAATATGTTGTTATTCATAAAGCTTATAAATCTAGATAGACTTTAAATTTTAATCTCTGGAGCTTTAAAATTTATATATCTTTATAATTTATAATTCAATATAATTTAAAGTCCCAGAGATTATAAAAATAAAGTACTGGGTTAATTATTAATATACCTTTTCACATTACCTTTTATAATGAGAGTTCTACCATCTCCCAAAGGATAAACACGTTCAGAATTTTGTTTTTTAATAGCTTCTACACTTCTTTCAATGTTTGACAAATCAGTGGTTGTTTCTACAGTTACCATTTGCGCTTGCAAACTATCTGCTTTATTAAAAGCTCGTGAAAATTTATTTTCAAATATACCTTTATTCAAGCTGTCAACAATATCAGGAAGTACACGCCTGTATTTACGAGTGTTGCGCTTGTTTATAATAGCCATAGCTTCACCACCTTCTGCTCGCATATTTTTACCTTTAGAATTTTTCTGATGCAAATCTATATCATTACCAGAAGCATGTGAGCCTCCTTCTAAGAACTCAAGACCACCTTCTCCGTATTCCTGATTTGCTGCAGCTGTAGCTTGTTTAGCTTTCACTTTAGCAACCGCAAAGCTGGTCCACATTGTTGCAATAGCCGCTAATGCAAGAGCTGGGCCGATAATAGGAATACCAGACATAGCTGACCAAATATTAGCAGATGCTGTGACAAGAGATGAAGCTTGAACAACAGTATTAATAGCTTCTTGACGCCTTTGAGCTTGCTCAAGAAGTTTCTGCTTTTCTTGCATATTCTTTTTCTCTTGTTGTAACTCTTTCTTTTTAGTTGCAACTTGATTTGCGTAACCATTGTTACGTCCTTCTACTTCAGCATCATAAGCTTTTTGCGCTGCTTCTACTCGCTTTTCAGCTGCATTAACAGCTGCTTGAGCGATATCAACTTCGGCTTGAGCTATTTCTTGAAGGTTACTGACAACTTGATTAACGGCATCATTCCAAGCTTGTAAGCCTTTATCATCAAAGCCCATATAACTTAGTAAAGCACCAGAAGGGCCATATTTGCCAACTCTTCCAATAAAACTTAAGCTATCATCTACTTTGCTCAATTCCTGCTGATACTTAGTAACTGTATTATGAGCTGCATCAATTTGTGCTTGTGACCAATCAAGAGCTCCTGTTTTTGCTAATCTTATCTTCTCTTTCCACAGTGCAATTTCTTGCTCTAATTCGTACTTCTTTATTTCATCAGATGTATGCTTAGATAAATCAAATTCTGATTTCGCTAAAGCCTGCTGTTGCTGGAAATTTTGTAGTCTATTAGAACCAGACACCGATAATTTTTGCTTATTGAATTTAGCATTAATACTAGTTTCAGATTCTTGTTGCTCAACTGGCTTAGCTCTATTCTGAGCTAAAGCTAATTTTCTAGCATTCTCAACCTGCTCAAGAAGTAACTGCCTTTCTTTTTTAGTGCCTTTCTCTACAAGATACAACTGTTCTTGTATCTCTTTAGCTCGCAAATCAAGAATAATTTGGTCATATTTAGCTTCAAGCTGAGCTCTTTCTTGATGCCAGGCAGCCAACTGTTCAGGAGTAGCTTGTCCTGTAATTACAGTCTCTGATTGACCATCTTTTGAAACAGTAGCAGCTTTTGTAGTATAAGCTGCTTCACGGTCATCAAGCTGCTGCAGTCTAAGCTTTTTCTCCTTCTCGATTTCAGCTGAAATAGTGTCATATCTAAACTTCATAGTTTGACGAAGTTTAGTCATGCTATCTATTTGTCGTTCGTCTTCAATATCTTGCAAGTCAAGATTGAGTTTTCTTTGAGTATTCTCAATAATGGCCGCTATTTCTTCTTGCTGTTTCTGAACCTGCTGTTTTTGCTCATCAGTAAGTGGTTTATTTCCCTTCTTGCCTGCTAAGAAAACTTCGTTTTTACGGAACTTCTCTTGCATCTCTCTGATTGTAGCTTCAGCAGAATCTACGGCTTCTTGCTTACGCTTTTTAAACTCATCTCGTTGCAGAGCTGTAATACTAGCCTCATACTTCTTTTGAATCGTGAGGCCATTTTTCCAGATTGTATCTGTGAGGTCGCGTTCTCTTGGAGTACGCGTTTTATTCGTCTTATCTGTTTTGTGATATTCTTCTATGCCTGCTTTTTTCAGTTGCTCTCTAAATTTTCGTAAATTATCCTGAGAAGCTTGTACATACTGGTCACCTTCTTTATTTAGAGCATCGACCTCAGATTTAAGCATCTTTAAACGTGCTTTCCTGCGTTGTTTAGCAGTTTTAGCTATTTCCTGTGCTTGACGAGCTCCTGCTGCAGGACCTGTTCCAGTTGTACTTATATAACCAACACTTGCTCCTGTTTGGTCTGTCCACGATGGTCCTTTAGCTAATTCTTCATCAAGTTCTGCTTGTTTTTGTAAGGCTTCATTGTATTTATCAGCCGCCAGTTTCATGCCTGCAGCAGCTTTAGCTCTATACTGCAAAGCTATAATCATAGCAGTTGTATTTTTAACTAATACATTTTCCGCATCATTTACATCATTTATAGATACTCCTAAATTATGAAATTCTTCTTTGTTATCT